GAGTTTTCAAATAATCCAAAAGCAGTACCACCTGCAGCACCACCAGAGATTGCAGCTAACATATCATCAAAATCAAGAGCAGTTTGTCTCTGTAAGAATAACATGTTTTCTTCAATAGCTCCTTGAGTATCTAAGTTTTTCAAGATATCGTCAAAAGCATCGATTCCAGCAGCAGCAGTAAATCCAACGTTTACATTACCTCTTTCTTCGATAGCAGCAAATAAACCTTGAGTACCAGGGATTAAAGCAGGAGTGTAAACACCACTAGCAGCAGCTAATCTCTCACCTTCTACCATAGACATTTCTAGGTAATCTTCAAAACGTAGTCTAGTTTCAGACTCAGCTTTTAAATACCATAAATATCCAGAAGTACCATCTTCAGTAGCAACTTCAACCCATCCAATTTGAGCCATATCAGAACCATTAACTACGTATTGGTTTCTAATAATGATTGGAGTATTTGAATATTGAGTAAGTTTTGGCTCTACGCTTTGTCTTACAGCATTTAAACCAGTACCTGCAGTGTTAGTTCCTTTTGCATAAGCAGAACCGTAAACAAATACTTTTAATCCTGTAGCAGTAAATCCATTAGCAACAGTAAAAGCGTTACCATCGAAAGGAACTACTGTTATAGTACCAGCAACAGGTCCAGTAGTAGAACCAGGTACACTAGCAGAAACAATTGCTTTTCCTTCAGCTCCTGTAGCAGGATCTAAAACAACAACTGTATCATTTACAGAAATAACGTTAGTGATAGTAGCTTGTGTAGCACCAGGTGCAACAGTAAGAATTGTTCCAGCACCATTAGCAGAAACACCATCATACGCAATATGTAATCTATTTTGCTCAGACCAAATTACTTGATCAGATGTCATAGGCATTTCAGCGCCTACCATTCGTAAAAATCCAGATAACGTTCTGTTTCCATAACGCTCTACTTCTTGTTCGTAGATTTCTGGTAAGTATTGTTGGATAAAAGTATCCGTATTCCCAGCACCACCGTCATTAAACTTGATAAAGTTACTGTTTAATAACTCTTGGGTTTGAGATGGGACAATTGTTCCAAATTGAGGAGTTAAACTCATAATAAATAATTTTTAATTAGTTAAATTTTCGTGTTTTTATTTTTAATTTTGTAGAATCAGCGCCTGAAATTGCTTTAACTTTAAATCCACCGACAAACACATCTCCTTGAGTTGACCTAGCTTTGGTATCACTTAAGTTTTTTGATTTGTTTACCACTTCTTTAACAGCATCTGCTTTTCCTTGCTCATAAAAATGAGCGGCAATTTTATCTACGTTTTCAGCTGCATACATAGCTTTGTGATAACCACTCGTATCACTAACATTACCATTTTTATCAAGGAACTTCCCAATTAGGTTGTTAATGTTTGATTGGTTTTCTGCAACTTTATCTTTGTTTTGAATATTATACTTGTATAACTTTTCACCAACTCTGATATCAAAACCTTTGAAATCATCGCTAAAAAGCTTTTGAGTATTTTCTTTAAACATTTTGTGTTGTTGCTCAGCTTGTTCTTGCTGCTTGTTGTATCTATTGAAAAAGTCCATAGCTTTTTGTTGGTCTTGAGTAACGCCGGGTCTCAACTTGATTTCGTCGTAATATTTACTCTTAGTTTCCTCTAAAAAGGTTTTGGCTTTTGCAACTTCTTCTTTAAATGCAAGTTTCTTTTTTCTTACATCTCTATCTTCGTCGACGTCTTCATCAATAATGAAGTCTTCTAGTAAGAGTTCTATATCGTCACTTTCTAAGTACGGTTTATTTTTTTTGTAATATTCCTTAAGTAAGGTCACATCGTCGATGCTAGAATAATCAGCATTAAGTCTCGTGTAATCCTCTATTGTACCTCCAGTTTCTTCCATAAAAGCTACTAACTTTTCAATATTTTCAGGTAGCTTTTTTTCAACAACTTCTGGCTGTTTTGTTTCTTCAACTTTTACTTCTTGTTCTTCAATAAGTTCTATTGGAGATTCTACTTTTTCTTCGGTTGTCCGTACTTCTTCAACCACTGCTTTGCTGTCGCCACTGTCTTTGGGTTCTTCGACAACAACATCGCTATCATTTGTCTCTTGTGCTTGAATGGCATTTTCTTCTTCTTGTTTTGGAATTATTACTTTTTTAACCTCTGGTTCTAATTCAATCAAAGGTTCTTTAGGATTAATATTAACTTTAGTAATATTATCTTTAGTTTGGTTTAGTTTTTTAGGTGTTTTCTTTTTTGTTTTTAATTTAAACTCACCTTCCTGTTTAACAGGTTCATTTGTTTTTACTTCTGACATAATATAATATAATTAAATAATTAAATAGCGTTTACATAAACGCGCTTATCCCCATATTAGGATCTGATTCAAAGTCTATAGGTAAGCCATCGTTTTTTCTTTGACTTATCATTTCACTTTGTTGTGTTGCTTGTATTTTAGTTCTCTTATCTTTTCGATCTTCTATTTGAGCTTCTTTCTGCTGAGCCGCTTGAACTTCTAGTTGTTTTAACTGCATATTAAGCTTATGCTGCATTTGTAACTTTTGAGCATCTAACTCAGCTTGAACTTGCATTTTTTGTATCTCCATTTGAGTTCTAGCTTGCTCATATTGAACTTTAGATCCGCTAATAGCTTCTTGCTTTTGAACTTCAGCCATTGCTGTTTTTTCAGCTGTTTCAGCTTGAGCAGCAGCTTGAGCCTGTATGTTAGACTGTTGTATAGCCATATCTTCTTTTTGCTTTTTCTTACGCTTTATTTTAAGCATTTGATTAGCAAGTTTAAGATTTTTTATTTGTCTAATATCTATAGCGTCATCAAGATCTATTCCACCATTTTGTAAAGCTACTTGTATATTTTGCTCTAACTTAGCTTGTTCTTCTTCATCAGGCTCTAGTTCTAGAAATATACCAAAATCATGCAGATTTAAATCCGATACTTCCTCTAATGTTTTTACGTTAAAAGTAGATATAGAATTTTTAAGAGATTCAGCTGTCAATGGAAACTCTAGTGCATCTGCTATTTTTAAAGATATGTTTTCAGACACTTTAAGAGTTATATATAAACTAGACTGATTAATATGTTTAGTAGCTGTATTTGAAGCGCTAGCGGCTAGTTTCTGTAATCCTACAAGAGTGTTACGATCAGGAAGACTACCATCTCTAGCTTCATTAAGTCCTGTTACATCACGTATCATTTGTAAGTAATATTGATACGTAGTTATTAAACTTTGTATTTTAGCACCACCACTGCTACTCTGTAGTTCTTGAATAGGTACTTTACCCCTGTTGACTTCACCGTCTTGAGTTAGTGATCTACCTACAATAGAACCAGTTTGGAAATACATATTAAGTGCTTCAGCTGGATTATAGTTAGTACCATTACCAAGGTCAACCTCAGCTAAGCCGTCCATATCTAAATATACACCATCTGGCACCATTCTAGATAATACTTGCTGTAGTTTTAAATGAGTTATTTGTATCATATCGGCAAAACCAATACACTTACTAACTAGTGAGTCAATTCTACCTTTATACATACGAGGTGCACATATACAATAATTCATTTCAACTTTAGTAGTATCAGCATATGGTCTTGACATATTTTCTGCTAATTCCCATTTAAGCATAGTATCAGTACCTAGTACTTTAGCACCACTATATAATACTTCTATAGACCTAGACACTCTTTCGAAATTATCACTTTCAGGTGGATTAAATGTATCAGGTTTTTCTATAGCTTTTTCTAAACCTTGATATGTCTGCTTAATTTTAAAAACTTGATTATGATAAGTTTTATAGTCAAAGTATAAAACCTGTACAGTGTTTTCATCATATCCACCCCAGCCAGTTATGTACTGTCTATTTCCAGGCATCTCCTGTATTTTCTTTAATTCATCTTCAGATATATCTGGAAACTCTTTTTTAAGTTCAGGTATAGTTATTGATTTTATTTCACCTACATAATATATATCTTGAAAATTAGGATCTTCTGTATATGAATAAACCATATAAGCTGGATCAACATAGTCTACTGTTATACCGTTAGCTGTATTAAAACCTGTTTTAGCAGCAGCAATACCACACACTGCTAAATCCATATTTAATCTTCTACGTATAAGATCATATTTGTTTTGAGCGAAAACAGTAGTAATAGCTTCTTCTTCTGCTATTTCAATAGATTGTTTATAGCCCAACTGCATATGTAGTTCTAACTCTTCTTCTGTTTCTGGTATTATATCAGGGTTTGGTGTTTGATATAAATCTATACCAAGAACATTTTTTATATTTTCTATATATTCTTTAGCTAGCATATCTTCATATATTTTACTAGCATAAGAAGTTCTTTTCTTAACCGAACTAGGATCTTGCGCGTAAGCTTTTATTTCGTAAGCTTTTTGAGATATACCATTTACTACTATATCTACAAACTTAGATAAAATAGGTACTGGTTTCCAGTCTAAATTTAAATAAGACAAATCACCGTTTATAGATAATTCATCTTTATATTTTTGTATAGGTTGTTCACCTCTAGCGTAAAGTCTTAAAGTGTTAAAGTTATTCCAGTTTGTTAAGTATCTGTTACCATTAACTCTACCGGATTTAAACCACTCAGTTTCAATAGCCATAGCAACTTGACTGCCATATTCCCAGCTTGCTTTTTCAGCATCACTTACTACTTGACTAGGAAAAGCGCTATTTGAGTTAGTATATATATTCATTTAACTTATTATTTTTGATGAAGTTCCCCTATTGTCATATCGTTTAATTCCTAAATCAACAGGTTGTAGTTTTATTTTATTTACAGGTGAATACCTATGTTTATTACATGCCATTAAAGCTAAACCAGAACTGATAGAAGCATCGTGACTTGTTCTGTTATTTATATTAAATTTAGCCCAATCTTCTAATGTTTTTTGAAAATACATATCACCATAACCAGATTCTTTTAATCCTACAAATGTTTCTATATATGTTTCTATAGCAGAAGCGTGAGCTTGTTTTATGTCTTCACTAGAGTTAGGTATACCACCTAATTCTTTTTCAGTTACAGACAATTTATTATATTTTCTATCAGGTCTATTCATACTGAAACCTCTATACCCTCTTTTTTTTAGATAATATAAAAGTCTAGGTTTATTGTTTTCTACTAATATTGGCATACCATAAAATACGCAAGCCATAAGTACATCTTCAAAGAATATTTCAGCTGTTTGTGGTCTAGCAATATATTCTAAGAAAAAATGATTTGGTGGTGCATCTTCCATTGAAAACTTAGTTAAACCGTGTAAAGATCCTTTAGAACCTCTTTTATCAACTGTTCCTGATATATCATATGGATCACATCCGAAAGCACCCATATGTTCGTTACCAGGATAATTAGTACCGTGTTTTTGGTAACGTCTATTTTGAATATTGGTCGGTGGTACCCAACTAATATTAAACCTACCATTTTTATTTGGAACAAATATAACCTCTGTATCTTGTTCTGAATTTTTCCATTGAAAGCTACCTTGAGTAATATTTATTGAATTTCTCATATCTTCATTAAAATCTATCTGTTCGTATATTTTAGTTAGATTAAATAAAGACTCTTTTGTTTCATCTCTAAAAGCATGCTTAGTCGTACGAGGAAACTGTCTGTAAAATTCATTTAAAGCATCTTGATCTTGTTTAAGTCCATCTACTTCGTTGTCCCAGTATTCTATCACACCTAAATCGATTATTTCACCTTGTGGTCCTGTGACAGGTTTTTTTGGCGTAGCGAATACAGGTATCCCGTAAGAATCAATGTATCCTTCGTAGTTCCATTCCATAGGTATGAACAAACTATATAATCCCGAACGAGTCTGTCCATTGGCGTTTCTTTTTGTAACATCTGAGTCGTTATATAGTTTCTTAAAATTATCACCTCCTTTATCAAGAGCGTTGCTTGTTGATCCCATCATACATTTGCCAATAACTCTACTACCTAATCTAAGACAAGTTTTTGTAACTCGCCAGTTGTTTAAAATGTTATTAGGTTTTTCCCACTTACCACTTTCATCGTGGACAAGTAGTTTTAGTTTCTCCCCGTCGTACGAGTTATCACCTGTGTTTTTCCAGTCGATCGTTGTGTCGAGCCCGTCAAGTTCTCTGAGTGTCTCGTTGCTCTCGAGCTTCTTCCTTGTGTATTTTGTCGCAGGGACTCTGTATGCAAGCTCTGTCTTCGGCCTGTCCATACCGTCCTGGATTGGTTTGAAGAAGAAGGGGTAGTTGACCGATATTGGTACAACCTTGTCTGTGAACATCTTCTTAGCGTCAGGGCCAGACTTTGACAATATGCCAAACCGTGCATCTGATGTAATTGTCGCATTATTGACGGTCTCTGCGGAAGACATGAATGAAAATCCCGAACGGCGGTTCTTAAGATAGCACATTCCGTAACATCGTGAGTCAGCTTTACAAGCTTCCCAGAATATAAAGAATAATCTGTTTGATTCCCTAAAGTCTGGTTGCCCAACGTCAATTTTGCTCCACTGCAAGTACATATAGTGAGAACCAGTAACGTAAGTAGCCACATCCTTATTATAGAACCAAAAGCCTTCTTCCCTGCGGGTGAACTCATTATCGATGTAATCATACCATTTTTCTTTAAAGTCTAATGGGTATTCCTCCCAATCAAATACAGACTTTATTTTTTTTAATTCTTTAGGATACTCAGTGTACTCCCATTTATTAGTTTCAAACTTGTGTGTTTTATTTTTTTCAGGTAAAGCTATTTTAAGGTTTTGTATTTCATATATTTCACCTATTTTACCTGTCTTGCTTATAATAACAATATCGTGTTCTTTGTTATATCCATATTCCCATTTACTATACCTATTCATTCGTTTAAGAACTTTAGGTTTAATATGGTCTTTTAAAACTTTATATAAACTTTGCTCGTACATTACTTAGATCTACCTTCTGCAAAACCCTTAAAAGTTCTTTCTTCTTTAACTTCTTTAGGTTTATCGTTTAATAAATTTTCCTCTTCTTCGATGCGATTAAGTATTTCAAAGGCATCGAATATAGCTAACTTTTTAGTTGCGGCAGCGTTCTTGAGTCTGTCAGCTGATATATCATCATCAGAATCAACAATAGCTTCTTTAGCTACCTTGATTAATTCTTCGACTGCTTTCTGCCCAGCTTGGATTATATTCTTCTTCGTCTCCTTGGTATTCATACTTAATTACAATATCATTAGATTTCATACAATATAGTCGCTTATCATCAACTAAAAACTCCCACTCGCTATTAGGAGTAAAGCCTACAAGATCACCTGGGTTTATATTAAGCTCCTCTAAGGACTTATTACCATATTTTAATATACCAATAAGGTTTGCTTCTTTATCTAGTGTTAGATCTTGTTTACTTTTTATAGGTGTTATAAAACATCTATTATTTATAGTCTTCCAATTGTTTTTATTTTTATACAAATAAATTTGGTCGACTGCACAGAAATAGCAATCATCTTTAAAATAAGATCTGCTTTTTTTCTTTTCGCCCCTCATATCATAAAATGTTCTAAATACATTTTGATGTATGATTATTATAGCCCCTTTTTTAATAGGTGTAGAAAAAGCTGCAGGTGTTTCAATAACTCTAGCAACTCTATTAACAAACTTCCAGTTTTCTATATTAGTATTTACAACTAATTTTTTATCACCCACATTAACAGTATTACTGTACTTATCGCCAACTGGTTCAACGATAAAATCATATAGACTCTTCATTAATACTCTAGATCATACTCAACGGATACTGCCATATTAGAATTAAACTTTTTCCATGGCAACACCTCGTCTTTTTTCTTTATGTGAATATTATAAGAGCTATCTGAATCGTCAAATAATATATACGCTATCTCGTGACCTCCATAAACTTGTTGGCCTACAGAGTAATGCATAGCGTCATTTTTATAATCAGATCCAATACTGATTTTTCTTATAACTGAATTCATTGTTATTCTACTTCTTCAGTTATTTCAGTATACTCACCTGTTTCTAAGTCTATGGATATTTTACCATATTCTTTTTCTATAAGTGATTTCTGTTCTTCTAAATCTTTATTTACCTCTGCAACCTTATGCAACAAAGCGTGTTTTTGTGTTTCTATAATACCAATGTTATTTATTATAGAATTTAACTCTTCTTGGTGTTTTACAATTATTTCTAATTGTTCTTTTTTAATTTTTGCCATTTGATTTAATTTAATTGTTTTGTATTTATATAGTTACACTTGTTTTAACAAATCTACTATTCAGGTAAATCCTCATATTGGTCCGCGTAATCAGCATTTATGATTTTAATAATTCTACTTCTGCTTTTAATTCTTTTATTGCTTGTACTAGTATCGGAACAAGTTTACCATAACTTAACTCTAGTTTATCTGGGTTATTATCATAAACAAGTCTTAAAGTATCGTTGTCTAACTCCTTAACTTCTTGTGCTATAAAGCCAAA